TGCTTTACAAACATTTTGGGGGAAACTGGCGAGAACCAGCCCGAACTGGCGGCGACTAAACAGCATTTGCCCAGACTTGAAACGGTGGGCCTGTACCGGCACAGTTACGGTGCAAGGGTTTCTGCCTGGGCTTCCAATCACATGGGCGTAGATTTAATGGACTGGCAAAAGCATGTGCTTAACGGCCAGTTGTCCCATGACGGTAAAGGCAACCTGCAGTTTCGTGAATCACTTGTGTCGACTGCTAGACAGCAAGGCAAGTCTGTTGCGCTTCAGGCGCTTATTGGCTGGTGGATTACTGAACTGGCGGCAATCCGTGGGAAACCCCAGGCGGTGTTGTCTGTGGCTAACAAACTTGACCGTGCCGAAGCAATATTTGGTTTTATCGCCCCAATACTTGTAGACAATTTTGGTGGGAAAGCGGCTAACGCTATGGGCCGTAAGTCCGTAAAAATGCCTGATGGTTCCACCTGGGAAGTCAGGGCGGCCACCCCGAATTTGCACGGCGGTAGTTACGACTTGATTGTGTGCGATGAACTTTGGAATATTTCGGCGGCTGTAGTCGACGAAGCGTTAAGACCTAGCCAAATTGCCCGTGGTAACGGCGGCCCTTTGCTGTCTAGTTGGTCAACGGCTGGCGACGAAAGCAGCGCCTGCATGGTGGCTTTTCGTGAAGCCGCTATCAGTGAAATAGACAAAGGTGAAACCAGCAACATTTACTTTGCCGAATATTCCATGGCGCCTGGCAGTGACCCCCGATTAGAAAGCAACTGGATACAGGCCAACCCAGCAATGAATCAGACAGTGACAGTCGAAGCACTTAGGGCTGTATCCAAAAAGGACAGTTTTCTAAGGGCACACTTAAACATGTGGGTTTCGGCCCGTGGTTCCTGGCTTCAGCCTGGCGTTTGGGACAAACAAAAAACCGATATTGCTATGCCCCCAGGTGGCGTTCTTGCGGTTGACACTGACCTAACTGACGGGCGTTATGTGGGTGTCAGGTCATCAGTCCTTGAATCCAAAGCCCATGTGTGTGTCGAATTCATGGTGGATACCGAAGATGAAATGTGGGCAGAAATAGAACGGGTCATGGCAGACACGGCCACCAGTCTGGTCATTACGCCAGCCTTGCATTTGCATTTGCCGAAATCTTTGGAACGCCGAAGTAGTGTTATTGGTTACGGCGAACTGCTTAAGTATTCGGGCCTGATTCAAAAAATGATTGTTGAAGGCAAAGTAAGGCACCGTGGCGAACTGGCTTTGGCTGAACATGTCAACCGTGCCGTGCTTACTAAAACTGGTGGCGGTGTTGTCCTTAGTTCACAAAAGTCACCAGGCCCTATTGAACTGTGCCGGTGCATGGCATGGGCCATTGCCGAATCTTCACGGCCAAAGGTTGTTGGCAAACCAATGTTTGCTGTGTCTAGGACACCGTGAAAAACTGTTGTACTAAAGTCAACTTGTCCCTGTCTTGCGTCGGGCAGGGCAGGGACACCCCCAAAGGAAACCGACATGGGATTATTTAGCAATAACAAAGTGAACAAAGCAGCGATTAGCCCCCAGCCTGAACCTGCCGTGCAAGCGGCTGCAGTTGGTGGCGCTTACTACAGTTCACAAGTTGCTGGCCCAAATCTGATTGGTGACTGGTGGTCTTACCAGGCTGGCGTCATGCGCAACCGTGCAATGTCCGTTGCCGCCATTTCCCGTTCCCGTGACCTAATGGCTTCACCGCTGGCCAGCATGAAACTTAAAATGTGCACCGAAGTTTGGAATGAAGAAGAAGGCGAAATGGAAGAAGTGCCTTTGGCACCCCGTTCCTGGCTTCGACAACTAGACCCCGAAATGCCAAACAACTTTTTGTTTCCATGGATTTTTGATGACCTTTTCATGTTTGGAAGGTGCTTTCTTTACATTACCAGTAGAACAAAAGACGGTTATATGGCCAGCGCCACCCGTTTGCCCCAAGGCAGTATTACGACGCCCGACGCTAACCCCCCAGTGTGGTTTGGTAAAAGCAAAGAAATCTTTTTCAACGGCGGCGCCATTGACCCCAAAGATGTTGTGCAGATTTACAGCCCAACACAAGGCATGATTTACATGTCAGAAACAACCATTGCAACATCGTTAAAACTTGAAGAAGCCAGATACCGCAACAGTTCTAGTGCCATTCCTGCAGGCGTACTTAAACAAACTGGTGGTGAACCGTTGTCAGCAAGTGAACTTGCCGCACTGGCCGAAGCGTTTAACCAGGCACGGGCAACCAATCAGACTGCAGCACTAAACGAATTTTTGACCTACACAGAAACAAACGCAACACCTGACAAAATGCTGTTGATTGACGCCGCCGAATACCAAAGCCGTGAAATCGCTAATTTGTGCAATGTACCCCCGTATTTATTGGGTATTTCAACAGGTAGTTACGCATACACAAATAGCCAGGGCGCCAAATCTGACTTGTGGACTTTCGGCCTGTCGATGTACGCCGAAGCCATAGTCGCAGCCCTGTCACAACAACTGCCCCGTGGCACCTATGTTAAATGGGATACCGCAGACTTTTTAGAAACAGAAAAAGAAGAATACGCAGTCACGCAACCAATGACTGAAGAAACAGAACCACAAGAAAACACACAGGAAGAACTGGCATGATTCGATTTACTTCAAACACATTTGCTGTAGAAGCAGCAGGCCCCAACGGTGAAGAACGCCGCACTATCACTGGTGTTGCAGTTCCATACAACACTTTTGCAACTGTTAGCGATGGCACTACCGTGCAGTTTGCGCCAGGCAGTTTGCCCGTTGACGGTAAGGCCCCGAAACTGTACATGTACCACGATTCAACCCAGGCGGTTGGTTTGGTTTCAGAGCGTGTCGACAGCCCAGAGGCCATGTACTTTACGGCCAAAGTATCAAGCACCCGTGCCGGTGACGAAGCCCTAGTGCTTGCTAGTGACGGTGTTATTGACGCCGTTTCAGTAGGTGTCAACCCCACAGAATTTAAGTACGACGATGAAGGCAACATGACCGTGCTTAAGGGTGACTGGATTGAATTATCGCTAGTCCCACAGGGGGCATTTTCGGGGTCTATAATTACCCAGGTAGCGGCAGAAGCGCCACAAGTCGAAACACAAAAGGAAGAACCAAAAATGGATAACACCCCTGCAGTTGTTGAAGAAGTCGCAGTGCCAACAGCACCGATTTTTGCCCAGGCAAAGCGTGAACCCCGTTTGCCAAACGCCGCCGAATTTGTTGCAGCAATGCACAAGGGTGGCGTAGAAGCCGCCAATGCACAAAAGGTTTGGAATGACTACCGTTCCTACCACCAGTCACCAATCGCCGCCGCCGCTGGCGATGTAGTCACTTCAAATGTTGCTGGCCTTATTCCTGTGCCGATTCTCGGCCCAGTGTTTGCGGACATTAACTACATTGCGCCGCTGTTGTCAGCCGTGGGAACCCGTGCAATGCCAGCAGGCAACGCTGGTTCATCGTTCATTCGCCCGACCTGGACAACCCACCCGACTGTTGCAGAACAGAGTGCACAACTTGACGCAGTATCGGCAACTACTTCAGTGATTGCTTCGAACACTGTCACTAAGAAAACTTTTGCTGGTAGCACCACATTGTCCTATCAAACAGTGTCGTTCAGTGACCCTGCCGCTATGGCAATTATCATGCAAGACCTTGCCGGCCAGTACCTTCTTGCAATTGACAACTACGCATGTGACACGCTTGTGTCAGGCGCAAGCAGCGATGGTGTTTGGGACTTGACCGTAACTGACTTGCTTAAGTCAATCTACGATTGCGCAGTCACCACTGTTGCCGCCACCAACTACTTGCCAACCCATATCGCAGTAGACCCAGCCACCTGGGGCTTAATGATGCAGTTGGTCGACGACAACAAGCGCCCGATTTTTGGTTACACGGGCGGCGGCCTTAACGGTTACAACACACTGGGTAAGGGCGACGCCACTTCATGGCAGAACAGCAACCCGTTGGGCTTGCAAATTATCGTTGACAAGAATTTCGCCGCAAAGACCATGGTGATTTTTAACGCCAATGCATACGAAATTTATCGCCAGGATGAGGGCTTGCTAAGTGTTGAAAACCCGACCACGGTTTCACGCACTATGTCGATGTACGGTTATGCAGCAGTGTTTGCCGCTAACAGTGCAATGATTCGCAAAATCACCCAGGCTTAGTCGAAAGGCGGTTAGCCGCCAATGGCTGTTTATTCTGTTACATTCCACCAGCGTTTGGACAACTACGCAGTTGTTCAAACGCTGACGGAACCCGAACTGGGTTTGGGTCAATCGTTCACACTTGCAGGCTTAGGCCACGGCCTAAACGGCACACACACCGTTTACGCATTGCCTAGTTACTACTTCATTGGCGTTGATTCACAAGGCGATTTATTATTCGACTACAACTGGCCAATACCTAACCAGGTGTTGTTTTACGACGCCGACGATGACCTAAGCCGCACTGCAGCAATTCCACCTGGCACCCTGACTTTTAGCGAAAGTTGCACCTGGATTACGGGAACGCAGATTGGCACATGGTTGGGCATTGCTTTGGCTGGCGTAGACGAAACGGCTTTCCTAACACAGTGTGCAAATAGCGCCAACAATTTTATATTTAGACGCAGGCAAGAATCTGGCTACACGGATTCTTTAACTAGCGTTCCCAGTGCCGATGTTGAACTGGCCACAATTATGATGGGCGGTTCCATATATCGACAGCGCGGTGCTATTGACCAGTTCAGTAGTTTTTCAGATATGGGCAACGCAACAGTTTCGGGCTTGTCACCGTTGATTAAACAACTTGCCGGTATCCCACGGCCTGCGGTTGCGTGATGGCTGTATATACCGACCTGTTCAATGAAGCCATAGATGACCTGGCGGCAACGCTGGCAACCATCACAGGTTTACGGGTTGTGTTTGACCCTGAAAAGATAAACCCACCATGTGTGTTTATTGACGCCCCCAGTTTTGACGCTTTCAACTACAACATTGTCACGATGAATTTTTCGGTAAAAGTAGTAACACTAGGGCCTGGCAATCTTGATGGCTTACGCAATGTTTTAAGCATGTGTGCGCAGGTCCTAGGCAAGAATGTCGCAGTTAAGTCTGGGCGCCCTGGTTATATTCCAATAGGCGGCCAAACATTTGCTGCTTATGACCTATCCATTGACATGCAAGCACAGACAGGGTGACCCATGAAATACATTATTGTTAGCGACAAAATCGGCACAGTAGGCGCAGAATTTGTGCCTGGTGCAGGAACCAACATTGAAGCATTGTTGCAGCACGGTTTCATCAAATCTGATGAACCAGTCAGCGACAAGCCAGCCCCGAAATCTGCTAAAACTAAAGCACACACAAAGAAGGATTAACCCATGGCTACTTCGACATACCTTTCCAACCCAGGCGTACAGGTCAACAGCATTTCATTGACTGACCAGTGCACTGCTGCCACCGTTACCAACACAGCCGAAGCGTTAGAAGCAACCGCCTTTGGTGGCACTAGCCGTGTGTTTGTTGCTGGTCTTTTCAATCAGGAAATCACTTTGGACTTGTACATGTCATATGCGGCCAGCGAAACTTTTGCGACGCTTTCAAGCCTGGTGGGCACGACTACCACGGTAAAGGTTTCAAACACTGTTGCTGGTTTGACCACGGCCACACCAACGGAACCGTGTTTCACATTGACAGGTTGCTACCTTGAAGCGTTGCCAGTTATCAACGCAACCATGGGCGAATTAAGCACTATCAGCATTACTTTTAAAGGTGGCGTACTAACCACCGCAACTTCTTGATTTAGCAACCACAACAGTAAAGGCCCGACATGCAACTAACACTTAAGGTAGACCAGGGCGAAGGCCCTATCGAAGTAAGCACCAACCTTTTTACTATTGTTTCGTGGGAACGCAAATTCAAACGCAAAGCCAGTGACATGGCTGGCGGTATCGGCATTGAAGATTTGGCATACCTAGCCCACCAGGCATGTATGCAACACAATGTGCCGGTGCCCGTAGTCCTTGATGACTTCATCAAAAAACTTGTGTTACTTGAAGTTGTTAGCGACGAACCTGACCGCCCTACTTTGCCAGTACCTATCGACACGCACTAGCCCAAGTTTTGGTTGCGACAGGGTACTGGCCACAGCAAGTAGAGTTTGACATTAACGACTTAACGACAGTTATTAAGGTCATCAACGAAAGCAGAAAATGACATGGCAACCGATTTGACTATCCAAGTAGATGGGGTCAAAGAGGCTGTTAAGTATTTGAACCAGGTAGAGCCTGGTTACCGAAAAGCGTATGTGGCGAACATGAAAGAAATCGCCAAACCGATGACCGACGCCATGAAATCCAATTACGACGATATGCGTTTCCCTAGTGGCACCAGCCGCAACTGGTCACCAGCAGGCCGCCAAGTTTTCCCGTTGTCTGCCGCAAAGGCTGTTCGTGGTGTGGGTGTGCGTGTCAACAATAAAAAGAAAGGCGCCGCCTTTTCTGTCATGCAAAAAAACCCTGCCGCCGCAATCTTTGACATTGCAGGCCGTGCCAATGTCAACCCACTAGCGACAGCATTTAGCGCCAAATTTGGGCGTTCTGCCAGCCGTGTAATCTGGCCTGTATTCGAAGCAAAAATCGCTGACCTGACAACCGAAGTTCAAAAAGTTGTTGAAGGCGTTATGGCTGAAGCAAATAAGAATCTGAAGGTTTTCTAATGGCTATTTCAATTCCCGTAATTAGCGACTTTGATTCAAAAGGCATTGACAAAGCAATCAGAGAATTTCAAAAGTTAGAAGGCGCAGGCGCAAAAGCCCAGTTTGCTATTAAGAAAGCCGCATTGCCTGCCGCCGCCGCCATTGCTGGTTTAGGCATTGTTGCTTTTGACGCCGTAAAAGCGTTCATGGAAGATGACAAAGCCGCCCAACTTCTTGCCACCAGCCTACGAAACACCACGGGCGCTACTGACGCCCAGATTGCCAGCGTTGAAAAGTTCATCACCCAAACTTCAATAGCCGCCGCTGTTGCCGATGACGAACTACGGCCAGCCTTTGACAAACTTGTTCGTGGCACAGGCGATGTAACCAAAGCACAAGATTTAATGACCCTGGCGCTTGATATAAGCGCCGGAACTTCTAAAGATTTAGGCGCCGTATCTGACGCCCTTTCCAAGGCTTTTAATGGGCAACTTGGGCCATTAAAAAAACTTGACCCAGCCCTGGCAAAGTTGATTGAAAACGGCGCAACTACTGATGAAGTGTTCGCCGCATTAGGCAACACTTTTAAGGGCGCTGCTTCGACTTCAGCCAATACTGCTTCAGGCAAAATGAAATCGTTGTCCATTCAAATGGGCGAACTTAAAGAATCTGTTGGCGCCGCAGTCCTACCAATAGTGGAAAAATTGTTGCCAGCCTTTACGGCCATGGGTACATGGATTAGTAACAATGTGGGTTTAGTTGTCACCCTGGGGGCAGTCATTGGTGGCATTGCCGCTGCCGTTATTTTGACCAACGCCGCTATGGCCGCATGGGCCGCAGTCAGTGCAGTAACTGCCGCAATCAACGCTGTTACCGCCGCTTCATTTACCGCCTTGTGGGTGGCTACAGGTGCTGTTGTCATCATTGCTGTCATTGCCGCCCTAGTTGCTTTACAAGTCAAGTTTGACATTTTCGGTAAAGCAGTCGACGCCGTTCAATGGTATTTCCAAACCATGTGGGGCGTCGTAAAAACTGTGTTTAATTGGATTAAGGACAACTGGCAACTATTAGTTGCAGTAATTACTGGCCCGTTTGGTTTGGCAGTGTTAGCAGTTGTCAAGTTCAAAGATGACATTATGAACATGTTTAGCCTGATTTATAACGGCATTAAAGCCACCATGGGGTTTGTTGCCGATGTGATTACAGCACCGTTTAAAGCAGCGTTTAGGGCTGTTGCAGGTTTGTGGAACAACACCATAGGCAAACTGTCTTTTACTGTTCCTGGTTGGGTGCCTGGTATTGGTGGCAAGGGATTTGATGTGCCAGACATTCCCATGCTGGCTGAAGGTGGCATTGTCACATCAGCACAATTAGCCATGATTGGCGAAAAAGGCCCTGAAGCCGTTATCCCGTTGTCAAAGTTAGGCAGTATGGGTGGCGGTAGCAATATCACGGTCAATGTGAACGGCGGCGACCCCAACCAAATTGTGGCTGCCTTGCGTCGATACATTTCAACTAACGGAACATTGCCACTGGCGGTTAGGTAATGGCTTTTTATAATTGGACAACCGATTACACCAGCATTACCAAATCGTTTAACTATTTTTTGGGTCGCCAATCTGTTGATTCAGCGGTAAGCACTACAGCGTTAATAGCGACACTTTATAACAATACGGAATCAACATTCCCGATTACCATGAATTCTACTTTTGGTGTAGGTTTCAAAATTGGTGCAACTGAATACGCAAATGTTTCTGGCAGGGCTTTTTCTTTTGATTACAACGACGAACCAAACACCGGCGTAAATTCAACAATTACCGTTTCATTCATGAACGCTTTAGGAATAAATTCTTTAAGCCAATTAACAAACCAGTCAATTGCCGCAGGAACAACTAAAGAACAAGTTGTAAGCATTAACGCTTTAGGTGGTCCGCCGTTTAACTATCTGCCTAATACTGGAACAAGTACATACAACATGGCCGCACAAACATTTACTGGGTCGCCAGCAGATTATGTGCGAACCCTTGCCAATGCCGAAAATGCCATGGTTGTGTCACGAAGTTATGCACAGTCCGAATACAACAGTTATGCGGCAGGTTTCATTGTTTCGCCTTGCACAATTGGGCGAACCTTGACCAGTACGCAGTTGGGTTATCAAGCAATTAGACGAATTAGATATCGTTCACCGTTTTACAACAAAGTTACGGTTACACCGTCTACAGGTTTAGCGGCCCAAACCGAAACTAATACTGCCAGTGTTACCGCATACGGTGAAAAGGCTTACAACCTAAACACTTACTATTCGACTACAACGCAGGCTGACGAGGCCGCAAGTTGGTATGCAAACGCATTTGCTAATGATGGTTTTAGGTTTGAAGTTGACTTTTTGGTTGAAGCACAGTCTGCCGCAATATTTACTAGGGCCGCCACGGTTACTACTGCTGGCACGGTCAACACTTCACCTTTTGCAACCATTGTTTTCGGTAATAGCCCGTCACTAATAAATGTTGCTTACCGTGCACCTGGTGCTGTGTCTGACACAATTGTGCCGTGCATTAACGAAGGTATTCAGGTGAACTCAACGCCTGAATCTACTTTCTGTACTATGTATTTGACGCCAGCGAATGTGTATTCAAGGTTTATTTTAAATAGTACTTATTTCGGCGTTTTAGATACTGACCGTTTGGGTTGGTAAAGGAGAACAATTATGGCTACACCTAACACAACCTTTTCGTCGGGCGCTGTTCTGACAGCGGAACAGGTTAATTCGCTTCCGTTTGGCGTGGTTGCCCGACAGTCGATTACCAGTCCTTTTGGTACTTCTGCACCGCACACAACACTTCAGGCAAATGGTGCAACTTTGACAATTAACGAAGTTTCAGGTCGTTTGTATCGCATTAACTACAGCGGATACCCATACCCAAACGGCGGATTACAATCGGTTTCTTACGCATTTTACCGAAGCGCAGTTCAAATGAAAGACGCAAATGTTTTTTCTGGAATGATGTCAACAGGGTTTGCGTCAAATTTAACTTTTAATTTTTTATACCTTTCAACTGCTAGCGGTTCAGTTACTTGGACAATGAGAATGGCGGCATTTACTGCCAATACACAAGTATCCGATTTTGCCAATGCATTAAGTATTCGCCAGTTTTGGATTGAGGACTTAGGTAAGCCATGAAACTAAAACTTGAAAACGATTTCGTAGACAACGAAACAATGATGCGTTACCACCGTGACCGCCTACTTGCTGAATCCGACTGGACACAAGTCGCAGACGCACCAGTAGACCGTCAAGCATGGGCAACATACCGCCAAGCCCTACGAGACTTCCCAGCAACATGGACCGAAGGCCCCGAAGCCGACTTCCCCGATACACCATGAAAACGCTTATCGCTGTAGCCCTTTTAGCCATTGCGTTAATGGTTGTAGTCACTTCATGCAGTGACCGTGTGCGCAACACTTGCGTAGAACAACCCGAAGCGCCCAGGTGCAACAAATGAAACGCTTAACGAACGGCGAAATTAAAGCACGACTAATTTTAATTGTTGGCATAACGCTTTCACTTACTTTTATTTTGTCGACTGCTTCACTTATATACGGATTGCTTTTTATTGTGCAGCCATTGGAAGTTTCGCCCAATGACGAAAGTGCATGGACTTTGCTTTCCCCCATGATGTTGTTTCTTACAGGTGCCCTATCAGGAATCCTGGCAAGCAACGGCCTGAAAGACAAGGACAACAAAGACAATGACTAGCCGCCCTTACACAGGAAACAAAGACGCCGTACACGCCGCCAAACGGGAAGGCACCAAAGTGTTTGTGGACTACTGCTGTTACCTATTCGGCGTCACAAACATAGGCATTTTCAATGACCGAAATATGGTTGGCACCACCCCACCAAAAAAGTCTGTACATGCAACCTGGCGTGCCATAGACCTTAAAGGCACCGCCGAACAACGGTTAAAACTAATTGACTTCCTATTCACGCATAGGGACATTCTATGCATAGAAGAAATCCACGATTATGCAGGCACCTACAAAAACAACCCTTTAGGTTGGGGCGCTGGCTACCGTTGCGACCGTGACGCCTGGAAGGTGTACGACAAAAACACTATTGGGTCAAAAGGCGCCCAATGGGTACATGTCGAAGTCGCCCCACTGCTGGCCGACCACCCCGATGTTGTTCACCATGCCTTTAAAACTATTATGGGTGCTTGACATAGACCTACCGAATCGGTAGACATACCCCGACCTGACCCCGACTGAAGGACAAACCGAAATGAATGTGAAGCGTGTTTTAGGCTTAGGCCTGTTTACTTACCTGATGTGTGCAGCAATAGCGGTGGCGTTTCAAAAAGACACACCACCCCAAACATATGTTGAAGTACCGGCAACAATCACCCTGGGCGATTTAAGCCCACAGCAGTTACAGGACCGTGTCGAAGAATTAACGGCCACAACAACCACCAGCACCAGCACTACTACTTCGACACAACCCACAACCCGTGTTGCTTATGTAGACCCTGAAACCAAATGCCAGGAATGGTTCCCCGTAGCGGTATCGGTTGGCTGGCCCAACAATACCGAAACACTAGAAAAATTGGGGCGCCTTATCTGGAAAGAAGCAAGGTGCCAAAATGTCAGTTATTTGCACCCCCAGTTCAACGGCCATGACCACGGACTGGTTCAGGCAAACCAAATTCACCGTGCCTGGATAGAAGAACTGTTCGCAATGCCCATGGAAGAATCCATGAACGACCCAACCCTAAACCTGCGTTTTGGTTTCCTGCTTTATGACGCAGTAGAAGAAACTGGTGGCTGTGGCTGGCAACCGTGGAAAATGTGCTAACCAATGCTGAATGTTGACCGCCCCGACTGGCAACAAAATGCAAACTGCAAAGGCATTGACACAAACCTGTTTTTTCCTAGCAACGCACAAGAAAGCGCCGCCGCCAAAGCAATCATTAAACCCATATGTGAAGCATGTGTAGTGTTTGATTACTGCTACGCCTACGCCGTGTCATTCCCTGAAAAGGCTTTACAAGGCATTTGGGCCAACACCACAGATAACGACAGGCGCCGTATCCGTTACATTGCCACACCAGTTAGTTATCGTAGAAAACAACCCGACCAATGAAAGGCCCGACATGACAGAACAACTAGCCGAAATGACTGCGGCGATAGCCAAAGCCGAAATTGCTATGAAGGCGGCGGCCTGGCAACTAGAAGCCCAAACCGCTGATATTGCAATGCTTCGAAAAGCCTTATTTGAACTGGCTTATGTAGCCGAAGAAAACGGCATATATTTGTCAAATTTGACTAAGCAAACACAAGACGCCATTGTGGCTATGCGCCTGGGCGGTTTCAAATGACCTGTGAACTATGCAAAACAGAACTGACCCCCTTTGATATTCGCATGCAAGACCTGCTGCAAGGAATTTGCCTTAACTGTGGCAAGGCAAGCGATTGGCTACACATGACCCCTGAAGAATCACGGCGCTGCGCAGAACTACACAAATGGGCAAACATGACCAACGCTGAACGCACCGCCTACGACAGAAACAGGGGCAACTGATGGACTTGTCAAACTATGTCGATGTACCAACACGATTTGCTATGGCTTTGGAACGCTGGCCTGAACTACGCATAGTTGAGAACCGCCCCGAAATTATTACGGTAGGCGACAAGACTTTCGTAAGCGTGACAGTGCAAGCCTGGCGCACACCCGACGACCCAATACCGGCACAAGGTACGGCATGGGAAATTACGCCAGGCCTGACGCCGTTCACCAAAAATTCCGAAATGATGAATTGCAGCACCAGCGCCCTGGGCCGTGTCTTAGGGTTCATGATGTCCTTTGGCCCCAAAATGGCTAGTGCTGAAGAAGTACGCAACCGCCAACACGAAACCAGCACCCCAGCAACCCTGTTAAAACAACCAACTGACTTGCATCACATAGGCAGAAAAGCCCCAGCAAACCCACGCACAGCGACGCTAGGCGCAAATGCGACCAATGCACCCACCGCAGCACAAATGAACTTGCTACGGGCTTTAAACCATGAAGGCCCAGCGCCTGACACAAAGCAAGAAGCCAGCCGACTAATTGAAGAACTGAAAGGCAAGCAGTGAATTACCCGACCTACGAAATCACGCAAGATGACCACGATTTAGTCGAAGCACAAATCCAAGAACAACTAGCCAAAAGCAACAGTTACCTGAAACCGCACCCGTCACTGGGTTTAGGTGCTTTGGCAGAACTGCAAACAGTCGCCTGGCTAAAAGACATTGGCGCCAACCCTAAATGGAATTGTGGCCTGTGGGACAGGGACATAACAGCAGGCAATCTTGCGTTAGATGTAAAACACACATGCACACATTTCTACCCGTTCCCTGAAGGCAGCCTGTCCGTTAAAGAATCATCACTGGGCAACCAGTTTGATTCAATCATGGTGTTTGTGTGGCTAAAGAAAGACCAAAACCAACCCAAAGTGCACCAGTCCGTTTATACGGCGTACCTGTTGGGCTGGCTGTTCCCTGATGAAGTCATGCAATGCGGCAAAGTCAACGCAGGCCATGTGTGGCGTGACGGTTCAGTAATGACTTACGACAGTTACCGTGTCGAAGTGCAACAAATGCGCAACATGGAACAACTAGCAACAGTCCTGGTGCCATGAAAGAATCAACATTCCAAAGTTCAGTTATCATGCTTGCCAAACTGCACGGCTGGCTAGTTATGCACACCCGTGCTGTGGAAATACGCCCAGGCGTGTGGAAAACCCCACTACAAGGCCACGCAGGTTACCCAGACTTGACACTGGCCCATTCAACCAGGGGCGTCATATTTGCCGAATTAAAAAGCGATACCGGCAGAGTTTCCCCCATGCAGAAAGCCTGGCATGAAACTTTGACTGCTGCAGGCTGTGAAGTGCATGTGTGGCGCCCTAAAAACATTCAAGACATATCAACCCGACTAGCGACAAGGTCCAACCATGACTGAATTTATGCAACCCATACACCCAATACGCATTATTACTTCAACCGAAGAACGCATATTCACATGCCCAGTGTTTGCTATCGCTATATCAAACAACCATGATGTCGAATACCTGACCATTAACGGGTCGTTCTACAACAAAGGTTCAATGATGTTTGCTGAACAACTGATAGAAGGCAAATGGACACGCCTGGAATACATAGAACGGTTCAAACCTGAAACCGCTGGTCACAAGGTTATTTAAAATAATCCTTGACATTTCTTGACTTATGCCCACATAATAAAGACATGGAAAACAACGACTTCACCGTAACAATCATGGTTCCCGTTTCGGCCACCTACGACGCCGCCGATGGTTTCGGCGATTATGTCAACTACCGTGAACGGTCACTGGGCGTCATTGGTGCAACATCGGCTGCACAAGCAATCGAATTGGTTAGCCACCTGTGCCCGAAAGAATTCAAGTCATCATTGAAAGCAGTCCTGGTTGCGTAGGGGTTTCGTGACCCCCATGTAGTAGCCCCAGCCTGGCGAAGTGACGCAACAATGGCTTGGCAGGTCGGAAAGACGGCCAACACAACTTCATTAGTTCCATGGGTGTATCAGGTTTGTAACTGACGGGCCGTAAACAGGGGAACCTGGGTAGACGCCTATACACCGATGTAGGCGAACAGCGTTTCCAAACGGCACAAATGGCGAAGGTTGACCCCTGAACAAAAATAGAACGGCTTCCTGTGGCTACTTGCCCAAATAGTGGGGAAGTCAAACCACCTACCCTGTCATGTAGAACGAGGACAACCGCACAGGTGCCCTTCCTGTGTGGGCGTCAGTATCCCTTGACCTAAAGCCCTTGCCCTATGCTTCACATAGAAAGGACCCGACAATGCCCAGAGAACACACAACCAATGACCTGACCTATCGACGCAACAGACAAACACTGCTTGCCGATAACCCACCCTGCTACCGATGTGGCAAACCTGCCGATACCGCCGACCATATAGTGCCCGTCTTTAAAGGCGGTGGCAACGAACTAGAAAACCTTCGGGCCGCATGCCGAAAATGCAACAGCACCACAGGCGCCAGGGACAAAGCCAAATCCGACGCCCTACGCATACAAGAACGCAATAAAGCCATAAACCATTTTTTTGACACAACTACAAAGCC